GCCCCCACACTATGAGAATCGGATCTACACGAAATCGGGTGAAACGCGATATGTGTTGTGGAATAACCTCATGCTGTATGATGATCAGCAGCAGGTGCATTCAATTACCACTATTGGTGCGGATATAACCGATCAGAAAATGGCTGAGAAACAATTTAGAGAAGAGCTGAATGAAAAGACAACCCTTATAAAAGAGATCCATCACCGGGTAAAGAACAATCTAAATGTAGTTACCAGCCTGTTGAATCTACAGAAAAACGAAATCACCGATATAGAATCGGCTAAAAATGCTTTTGAGGAGAGTCAAAGACGGATTATTACCATGTCCTTAGTCCATGAAGACCTCTACCAATCAGCAAATCTTTCCGAGATAGATATGTCCTCGTACGTCCATAGTCTCGTCTCAAGACAGCGCGAACTATTCTCTGCTCAAGAAAATGTAAGCTTCAACCTTGATATTCAAAGTGTTTCTTTAGATATAACCAAGGCAGTCCCCATCGGCTTAATTATTAACGAACTATTGTCAAATGCCTGCACCTACGCTTTTACTGAAAAGCAGGAAGCGATCATTTCCATCAGTCTCCGAGAGATGGATGCCGGGATGTGTACACTAAAGTTTCATGATAACGGACGTGGATTCCCGGATAACTTCGATATCAATGACCAGAATTCACTCGGATTGACTCTGGTCAATATCCTCACACAGCAGATTGACGGAAGCTTACGCTACTTCAATAACGAGGGTGCGACTTTTCATATAGAATTCCCAAACCCGGAAGAGTCCCCAAATACCGGTGCTTATAGGCTCGCCCCGTATTCAATCGCTTCAGAGGCTCTGACCGATAACCTCGCCACAGAATCGCCAAGCCCTCTTCAAACAAGGGGGTAGAAGTGTTCATATTCCGGCTTAGATACTATTTACCCCCTATTTTTAAGGGATTGGAAAGTTAATAATAAATGTGAAAAACCTACCTATTTGAGATTTCCGGAGGACATTATGAAGAAATATAAAATGAATGATGAAGAGAGAGAAGTCTATGATAATCTTCCTTCAAAAGACAAGAAAATGTATGCTAACATGACGCATAAGCAGAGAAAAAGATACTCAAAGATGAGTGGTAAGCCTGCTAAAAGTTATATGTATGCATGTATGACTGAGAATAAAGACTATACAGGTAAAGATTTAATGAATGAAATGCTTGGTATGGTAAATGAGGAAGGAAAAGAACTTTCTCACTTAAACAGCAATTTTAAAGAAAGAGACCATTTTTGTAAGTATTGCGCAATGGGTTTTGTTTCAGACGAAGAAAAAGAAAAACATCAAAAAACCTGTGCCGCATCACTTTAAGGAGGAAACAAATGAATCTTAAAGAAAGCATGTTATATAATGCTGGTTCGATTGAACGAGAAGAATATCTTATGGCAGAGGAATACCAATTACTTGAAGGTATTAAAATGTTTAAGGTAAGTGGAAGAATAGAGAAGACTGTTGACAGTCTTCAAAAGAAAATGAAAAAAGTTGAGGATGAAGATCAGAAGAAAGCTCTTAAGAGTCTTGTTGATGAGATGCAAGGTGCTCGTGATGAGTTTGATGATCTTGAGCAACGTTATTCAGATTCAAAAGAAGACGTTGATAAAGAAGATTTAAAAAAACAGTATAATCAAGTGAAAAAAAAGTATACTTCTATGTTAAACAAAGTTTCTAAAGACAATATCAAGAAAGCATTGATAGGTGCTGGTGCAATGTCACTTGTTCTAGGTTCTTTAGCTGCTCTACATGCTGCCCTTGGTGGAGAAATTCCAAAAGGCGTTGAGAGTATGAAAGATAAGATGATGAGTGGTTCTCACTCTCCAATGGGAGTTAATGAGAAAGATACTGAAAGTCTTTTAAAGAAACTACAAAGTGGTGCTAAAAAAATGAATTTGGATCAGGTTTCTAAGATTGGAAGCAGACCTGGTGCGTTATAAAAGGAAAATAAATAAAGGAGTAATACTATGGAAAATAATATTCTTGAAATGGACTTAAACGAAGAACAAGAACATATGCTTCGTGAAACTCTTGAAAACTTCAAAGAAGAAGTATATGCTAACTTACTTGAAGAGGTTGAAGAGCTTAAGGAAAAAAAGATAGAAGAGCTTGAAGAAGCTAATGAAGAGTGGAGAAAGGGTGTAAAAGGCGAATACACAGATAAAATGTTAGAAGCCCTTTCTGAAATGAGAGAAGAGATTAAAGCAGAAGTAACTTCTGAAATGGTTGAAAGCAATCCTGAACTCCAGGTGCTTGAAAAAGTTAAAGAAGCCATTGCTCCTACTCTTGATGAAAGCTATGTTGAAAATGTGTATGCTGATGAGCTGGTAACCCTAAGAAAAAGAGTTGATGAATTAGAGGAAGAGAAAAAGGTTGAAGAGGGTGCAAGAACTCTTGCTGATCTTATCGCTCCTTATTCAGAAGAAACTCAAAATATTCTTCTTTCCGTTATAAAAGAAGGCGGACCCGAAGAAGTCGTAGAACAATTCTATGAAATCATTGAAAACCTTGAAACCGTAAATGAAAAGAATGATGATTACGAAGAACCTGAAGAAGACGAAGACGAAGAAGAAGATCCTAAGAAGTCTAAAAAGTATTCTAGAAATACAGAAGACGAAGAAGAGGATGAAGACGAAGAAGAAGACGACGAAGAAGAAGACGACGAAGAAGATGAAGACGATTACGAAGCTTACGAAGAAGAAAGGGATGAAGATATCGAAGACTTTCAAACTTATATAAACGAGAGTGAAGAAGGAAAGAGCGGTAAGGGCTCTAAGACAAATGCCATCCTTGATCGAATTTCTGAACTTTCTAGCTAAAATCTCTAAATATTCTATTAAAGGGGGGTTTATCCCCCCTTTTTTTAATGATTGTAAAGATAATAATAAACTATAATCCGATTATGGAGGCGATAAAATGGCTATTATGTCTAGAGAACAAAAACTTGCAGAGGAAAAACGACTCATGGAGCGTTGGGGTTGGCTAACAGAAGGTGTTGGCGACTACGAAGAGAAGCTTAATACTTCCATCGTTCTAGAGAACTCATATGATACTATGCTTGAAAAAGAACAGATAACTGAAGGTTGGCTGGAAAGCGTATTAAATGAGGAAAATCTAAATGAGGCACCTACTCAATCTGGAGCTGTAGGAACAAATGTTATTCCTAAAGTTCTTTTCCCAATGATTAGACGTGTTTTTCCGAAACTTATTTCTAATCAACTTGTATCGGTACAGCCGATTACCGGTCCTACTGGTGTAATTTATTACATCATTTATTCTTTCAGTGATAATAAGGGTGGTATTTCATCAGGTGATGAATATTCTGCACTCCCGCAACAAGAACTTCCTGCTTATGCAACTTACTACTCAAGTGAAAAGGTTGGACCTTTTACTACTACTGTTGCAGCTAGCGGTGGAGATACTATTATTGATACTGATAATAAAATTACAGATTTTCTTGGAACTGATGCTTCTGAATTCTCAATTAAGAGAATGGAGGTTTTCTCCAAAACTTCTCCGAACTTGAATTCTTATTCAACAGTTCTTAAAACTCCTTCTTCTTCTGACTCACCTTCTTGGGACACAAATGAGAATGTATTCTACGAAACAGATGATGGAAATATTCATCTTCGTGACGCAGCTGAAGCTGCTTCTCCTTGGGCTGCAGAAGAAGAATTGTATGTATACTTAGTATACGATCAAGAGAACAGTAAAAAGATTCCTGAAATGGAATTCAGTATTGGTTCACAGAACGTAAGTACTATTGAACGTAAATTAAAAATCCGTTGGACAAAAGAGTCCGAACAGGATATGAGAAGCTATCATAAGATCGACGTTGAGTCTGAACTTGTGAAGGTTGCTTCAATGGAAATGAATTACGAAATCGACCGTGAGGTTCTTACCTTTATTGGCGATACAGTTATTCCTCAACTCACTTTTATGCACGATTGGACTTCAGATTCTGCTGCTTCTGGGAATAACACAAGTGGTAACTTCCTTGACCGTCACAGAGCGCTTGCACAGAAACTCTATCAAGTTTCAGCTAAGATTGCTCAATATAACCGTCAAGGCCCTGCTTCTTGGATGGTTGTTTCTCCACAGGTTGCTGCTGTTATTAATATGCTTCCTGACTTTAAGGGAGAAATTTCTGGCGGAACTTTCAATGTATTTGAAGCTGGTCAACTTGGAAGTGGTGTAAAGGTTTATGTAGACCCAAACCGTCATGGCGCAGTTGCTAATGAAGTACTGCTTGGTTATAAGTCTAGTTCATCTACTTATGGTGCTGGTGTTGTTTATTCACCTTATACTAACTGGATGTCACCGACTGTAACTCACCCTGAGAGTTTCAACAGTATTCGTGGGTTCTTCTCACGTTATGCTCTTACTCTTGTGGAACGCGGTCAATACCACTACGGAAAAGTTCAGCTCTTGAACTTCGGTATATAAGCTAAACTGACTTAATATAAACCCTCCTTTTTGGAGGGTTTTTTTATTGACAAAACTTTTCACTTCTTATATAATAATAAAAAGAGGTAAATTATGTTTGATGGAGAGGCTATAAGCACTTTTATAATTATATTCTTGGCAATGATACCATTATCTATTTTAGGTATTTGGAAGATTATAGATATTATAATGGTAGGTAAAGTGACTTTACAAGAAATATTTGAACAAGAGCTAGAAAACGAAAATGGTTTAATTGGCGCTTCTAGTAAAAATTTAGAAAAAGATGGTGAGTATGTAAGTTTTTTAGTAAAATCAAGATGGGACTTTTTTAAACTTGGTCACAATAAAGGTATTAAGCAAAAGTATAGAATAAAGAGATTAGAACCTCCTAATTTTGGCAATGACTGTTAGTAAAGATAAATATAGTGTCCAGGTGGGAGTTAATAATATTACTATAATGATTAACATGGACATAAACATGGACATAGTGTCCAAGTATCTATTATTAAAGATAAAGAAAAAGAAATGAAAAATAAAACAGTTAAATTCCCAAATGGAAAAACATATACTTATACTAAATATAATTCAAGTGATTATTGGGAAAGAACAGTAGGCCCAGAGAATGCTCGTAGAAAAATAAGACTTCATCAAGATATTAAAACAAATGGTAAAGGTGAGACTTTATTTGGTAAGGATAATGATGTCCATCATAAGGATGGAAATAAGAATAATAATGGAAAGGATAACTTATCCTCTATAAGTCATGAAAAGCATACAGCAGTTGGTAAGAATGCTTTTAAAGGCAAAGTAAAGAAACATTTAAGACGGCAATAAGCCGTCTTTTTTATTGACAAAAAGAAATAAAAAAGTTATAATAAAAGTATGAAATATTAAAAAGAAAAATACGAAAAGCAATTTCAGGAAGTCAACTAACCAACTACCCTAAAGGGTACGGGTTTTACGCCCATCTTATAAAGAGTATAAAAATTTAGAAATAAATGATGTAGATACTCGTATATTAGAATTCCCTAACTAAGGAGAAAACATGAGAGAGAAAATCGGTAAACTTAGATGTTCAAAATGTGGGAGTGAGCATCGTATGCCTACTGGCCCTATATGGTGTGAATATAAAGAGGGAACTGAAGTATGTGAGGGGGAAGAGTTGAAGAGTCTTAAGGTTTTAGTGAATGAATTAAAATCAACGAACTCTTCAAATGCTAAAAAGGAAATATTAGCAAGGTATCCAGATTGTAAACCTTTGCTTTGGTATGTATTAAATCCATTCATTAACTTTTATATTACTTCAAATAATCTTAAGAAAAGAAGTGATCTTCTTATGAAAGAGGGATCTGATACTCCATCTTTGAAAGAGCTGCTTGATTTATTAACCAGTAGAAAAGTCACTGGACATAATGCTATTAAACTTGCTAATACTTTTATTAATGATAATAGTGAATATGAAGATATTCTACATGGCATTATTGATAAGAATTTAGAAACTCGTGTTGATGCTAAACTTGCTAATAAAGTATGGCCTGGATTCATTCCTGAGTTTGAAGTTGTTCTTGCTAAAAATTATAAAGATTATGAAGATAAGATTAGTTTTGAAGATGATTGGTATGCTTCCAGAAAACTTGATGGAGTAAGATGTATTGCTGTTGTAGATGAAAATGGTAAAGTGGATTTCTTCTCAAGAAAAGGAAAAGATTTTTATACTCTTGATGTTATTAGAGAAGCTATTGAAGAGATTGGTTTTAAAAATATTGTTTTAGATGGAGAGATTTGTATTGTAGATGAAGATGGTAATGAGGATTTCTCATCTATTATGAAGGAGATTCGTAAGAAAGATCACACTATTTTAAATCCTCGTTATAAAATATTTGACTTAATACCTAAAGAAGATTTTGAAAAAAAATATAGTGAATTATCTTTATCTGAGAGATATGAAGATATATTTAAAACTATTGAAAAAAATAATTTTATTAATGTAGTTCCTCAATGGAAAATATCTTCTAAAGAAGATGTGGCTAAACTTATGGGTAAAGCATCTACTCTTGGTTGGGAAGGACTTATACTTCGTAAGGATGTTCCATATGAAGGCAAGAGAACAAAAGATATGCTCAAAGTGAAAAGCTTTCATGATGGTGAATATAGAGTTAAAGATGTTCTTATGGAAGAGATTCGCTATTTTGATAGTAATGGCGATGAGTGTAAAGATGAAATGCTCTCTGCCATTATTATTGAGCATAGAGGATATGAGGTAAAAGTTGGCAGTGGTTTTTCTATTGTAGATAGAATATACTATCATAAGAATCCAAGTCAACTTATAGGTAAAGAGGTAACAGTAGTATATTTTGAAGAGACTACTAATAAACAAGGAACCGTAAGTCTTAGGTTTCCAACTGTAAAGACCATACATAAAGAAAAGGAAGGAAGAGTGGTTTAAAGGAAATAATAAGGTATTCATTAGATATCAAATCAATAGAGGCCTCTTTCAAAGAACCATTTACATGGGCATCTGGTTATAAAATGCCTATATATAATGACAATCGAAAGCTCCTCTCTTCTCCTCAAATAAGAGAGCTTATTACAAAGAGATTTGCTGAAATGATAGAGGAAAGTGGTACTAATTTTGATATCATAGCTGGAACTACCGACCATGGAGGAAGAATGAGAACAATACCAAACTCAACAACTGTCCTAATATGCGAGCAATGCGGGATAGTTGATAGTGCTGTGGGTTCTATCAGATGGTACTATGATGAGAAGGGACGTTTGTACCAATTGTGTGAACAATGTTTCACACAATTCAAGACTGAGATAAACTCAGCCTACATCCCAAAAGCTTGAGGAGGAAGAGTAATGGATGGAGAGGACAAAATGTTTAAAAAGAGTTCGTTCCGAAAACTAATCGATTTTACAGACGACAAAGCTAGAGAGGAAATGGGAGATTATTATATTGTATCAGAATCGAGTATGGATAATATATTGCATTGCGTAGAGAGCGGAGCAGAACAGATTAAGAGATCAGCAAAAGAGTATGCTGCACTGAGAGCTGAGATCGAACGGAAGGATGATGCGCTTAGAGGGTTGCTGGATTGGGCAAATGTCCTACCGCCCCTTAC